ATAATGAACGCGCCCTCGATGAGTTTTGAAGCCATCATGTCCAATGCCCGCACCAATGCGGTGCCCGCTGCATTAGCTGCGATTTCTTTCAATATCGGAGCCTCGGTTTTCAAGAAAATAATGAGGAAGCCATTTAATCAAGCGAACAAGCTCATCAAGCCCCTTGGCCTTAATGTGAGGATTGGTTGATATGGCCGATGTACTCGCCTCAGGCGTCATCTATTTCTCTGACGGAACCACCGTTCCAATGCAGAACACCGCACAAACCGAGGGATCGAAGGAAGAGATCCTGAGCGATTCCGAGGTGACCACGACCGCCCAGAGTCTAGGAGATTACGGCCCCGGAAAAACAGTAGTCGCGGGATATGTCTGTGTCGCGAACGCCTCAGGCTACTGTTACATCGAACGCCAAGGAGTACCGATATCTTTCATTAACATCGGCAAGGCAGGCATGGCAGGAGGTTCATATTTTCCCGCGACCGCAAAAGTCACGCTGCAACCGGGCGACAAGCTCTATGCTTACGCCCAGACTGCTGCGTCGCGCACCGCCAGTCTTCTCTGCGTGACCAGACAAAGCCACCGAGTCTTTCAGGGAACCCCCTCAGGCGGCGCCAGTACATCACTGGTTGACACCATCACATCCAATTCCATCGGCGATACGCTGGGCGGCGCGGGAGAAGTCGTCTCAAAGGCTTTGTTCGTCTCTGGTGACGGGACTCTAGTTACTTCCGCGGGCGGAGCGTGGATTAAGAACAACATCGGAAACATAGCGGGTGCGTTTGCCTCGCAGGATTCAGAAAACCATTTCCCCGGTTTCACTGATTGTGCAATTCAGATTAGTCTCAATTATACCGCAGCTGTCGAAACTTCCGCCTGAGGTGCAGGGCTATGGCGAGGTTAACAAAGGCCAAGGCCCGAAAGAGGCTCATAGAGGCTCAAGTCAAGTTTGTGAAAGTGTATATGGCAACCGATGCGGTTCGTACTGCCGACATGGAAGCAGTAGAGAAGATAGTTGCACGGTGCGTTAAGCGGTTGAAGTGATAGGATGCCGCTTCCCGATGCCCCGGCGCAGTCGCCTAGAGTCTACAAACTGCTCAAGAACACGACGCTCGAGAACCTCACAGACGACGATTTCATCCTTGTTGCTAATCCGATTAGTATTGAATTGCTGAATGAAGATGAACTTCGCAGATTACTTTTGGTTCAACTCGCGCGCCTGACAGTTAAACAGGAGTGGAACGGACTTCTAGGGTGATTGAATGCCGCTTCCAGACGCCTCTAAGAAGTCGCCAAGGGTTTACACCCTGCTTCAGAACACCGATTTAGACTCTGTAACATTCGATACCGTCCAGGCTGTAGGCAATACGATAGCGATTGAAGAGGCCAATGAAGATGAAATGCGCCGTCTCGTGTTGGTGAACCTGTGCAGACTTGTCACGAGCGGCGAATGGTCGGGTCTGCTTGAGTCTGGGGGGGGCGGTGGGTTCTCTGAAATCCTGCCTTTGACCGGTACAACGGACGCGGACCAATACGACATCGCATCACCCCCGCCATGGAATGGAAAAACGATAACCAGTCAAAGCGTATCTGGATGCAAGAAGCCAATGAGCTTCCCTTTCATCGCTCCCGAGACGGGGGATTTGTCCGCTATTGGAATTCAGGTCATCAGTGCCGAGGCCGGTGACAGTTTGTACGTCGCGATTTATTCTCAAGACTCTAATTTCCTTCCATCGACCCTCCTTGGATATGCGACCATCTCGCTAGCCTCTACTGGGGAAATTTACCAGACATCTCTTTCAGCCACCGTCTCACTGGAAGCCGGGACCCAGTATTGGTATGCCCTCAGCACTAACACATCATCGAGCGCCACCATTCGCTCACTGCACAATAATGACACACCATCATTGGGCATCACTGACGCCCTGCTCGCGTTTCATCAATGCATTGAGGACACAACACGAGATGACTATGCCGTGCCGCCTTCAACATTTACCCCGGCCGCGCTCGATACGAACGAGCCACGATATGTTGTAGGTCTGAAGTATTGAAGGAAGCTGAGAGTATGGATAGACAATGGAAAACCTATCACGGTGAAGACTTGATTGATTCCGGATTTCATGATGTCACATGGGAGCAGGTCCGAGCAGAGAGAAATCAACTTCTCGATGAATCCGACTGGCGAGCCGTCAAAGACCGCACGATGAGTCAAGCGTGGAAGGACTACCGCACATCTCTCCGAGATATCCCCCAGAATCATGCCGAAGCGAACGATGCCTGCGACAACTGGCCGGAGGCTCCCGATGAGTGAACTCAGCGAGAAGGCCAAGGAAATGGTCATGGAAAATGGCATGGCTTTTTTGCTCGGCTGGATTCTCGGCATGGGCCTTGGGCAAGTATTGTGGGACTCCATAACCGGGGTGCTTTGATGACGAAAAAACCGAGCGACCAAGTTTTTGAGTTGAGATTCTCTCTCCAAGATTATGAGCGTGAAATGTTCAGTTCGGCAATCGGTGCTTATCAGATGAATCGGATAATGACTCCGATTGTGACTTTGATGAACGACGTTACAGGAATGGTAGTCTTTCTCACTATCATAGCCGCCCTTGGTGTCACTGGTGTGAGTTTCACCTTCCTAACTGCCATGTTGGTCGGAGACTTCAGCATGGCCGATGCAATCGACCAGTTCACCACCCAGAGAGAACAGGCGATAGCCGCGGGCGCGACTGTGGGTATCTTCGGGGCTTCAAGCCCAATCACGGCCCAAATCCTCTCTATGTTCGGTTTGTTCCCTCAAGAACCATGAAAATGACCCTCCAAGTAGGGGGGTAACGACTACGTTTTGGGGCCATCGGTCCCGAATAGACGTAAATCCATCATGGAGGCGGACTCCGGGGGTTCTTCGCCGTTAGCAACGGCGAGGATATGTTCTTGAAGAAATTGGACGGTCTTCTTCGACTGTCTCAACTGCGCAGCTAGTCCGACTCTGTTCGCTGGTCCGTTATCCGCGGTGAACTTGATTGCGTAACGAATCTCTGAACTCTTCCCTCGGGGAGGCCATGATTTGTAAATGCGATATGCTTCATTGTCAAGGGTCGCTGATATCAGGTGCATTCAATCACACCTGCACCATTGTCCGGAGTCAAGCACGAAGTGAGGCGCGGGGTTCTTCGCCTTCCGGCACTTCTCACAGTAGACCAGTTTCATGGGTTGTACACCACCAACGGATTCTCTCTCCAGCAAGCCGCACAGCACCACGAGGGGGGGTGCTGTTGGGTATTGCGACCCTTGCCCCTACGCACGACCATGACGGCCCCGCAGGACTTGCGTTTCCAGCATGCTATGCACTTCGTGACCCTGCTGGTCGGGAACTCCAGAGCGAGCCATGTGGGCATTCAACTCGCCTCCTTCAGGAACACGTCTAGGAGCCTTCGGCAATGGGGACAGGGGATAGTTACCTCAAACGTCCTTGTCTGGGCTGGTGTGTCGTCTATGGCCTTCATTCAATCACATCATAACTACCATCATCCAACAACCTAATCCGATATGCACACCATAGTTTGTCGTTGTCTGTATGGGTTTGCCATTCAATTCCACAACTGGGACACTTTTTCATATTCATCTTTATCACCTGTGGAGGACCGGGTCAATCATTCGGTTCAGGAAGTATTTCGTCTTGAACTCAGGATGGATGCACCCATAATCTAGTCTTTCCCCGACCCTCCACTTGATGGGAGGGGCCTAGAGTATAATATAGTGCCGGTTGTTGAAGTCAAGGCTTCGGGGGCTGCCGCCCCCTCGCCTCACCGCCTCCCGCCGTACCTGTTCAAGCCCACATTAGCCACCGGCTATCAAGATTCTCTAGTAGTTTGAATGAATTCGGGTCGTGAAGGCAGGTTGATAGACGGTCGGCTCCCGGTTGATGGACATGGTAGACGAGATAACCCTGTTAATCGCCCTTGGAACGCTTAATTTGCTGGCTTTGGTCGCTCTTTGGTACTGGATTCAGGACTCGATCGCGAAATTAGACCATTCATTGGCTCTTGCTCTTCAAAACTCATTGCAGAACCTCCCGCAAACGTTGATGGAGAACTTCGGCGAGGGAATTTCAGCCTTTGAACCGCCTAATGTGATCCAACAAGCCATCGCTCAATTGATCCAGTCCGTGGCGACTCAGAAAATGAACACAGTC